GTGAGAGCTGGTCTGAGTGCTTGGAGGAACCACTGTGTACATATAGCGCATGATGCTATTTATCGCACCCATGGAGGTACTATATCTGGCTCCTTAATAACTGCTGTGGGAAATTGCATTAAGAATGATATTTACCATAAAGCTGCTTTCATTGAGCTACTTGAGGCTTCAGATTACAAGGAATCTCATAAAGTACATAACATATGTCTTCAAAAGACGTTGGATTATTATGTAACTATTTGGGAAAATAATGTGCGATTGAAGGATTGGGGAGATGACATAGTAATCTCTGTTTCTGACTCTATAAAACATTGGTTTAATGGTGAAGCCATATCAGCCTGGTGGGGGCGTAAGGGAATAAAATATACGCCCAGTGATAAGAAGTCTTCATTTGTGTGGAAACCCGTTAAAGATCTTGAGTACTTGAAAGCCTATACGCATATCGATGAGCGCACAGGTGTAGCTTACCCACGTTTTACCGAGGGACAATATGATGAAATTTTGAACTGGGTTCGTAAGCCAAGTGCAGAGAATGGTACTATTTATGATCAAGCGGGACAAAATGCAGAAGCATGTTTACAGTTTGTGTTATTTAATGGAAGGGCTCGTTTTAACCAGTATAGAGATAAGATAATGCAAATATTAGCTGGCACAACTGACCAATATTTTCCGTCGTTTGATGAATACATAGACATGTTAATTGACAATGGACATTATACCGATGCCCTTAAGCAAGCAGACTGGGTTAAAGAAGCGAGGACCCCTGCCGGGAGGCATGTCCAGCATGAGTAAAACTCATACCAACGGGATGGGAGGCGCCCAGTCATATGACATGACAGTTGTCCCAATTGTAAATACAAGTTTCGTTCTTAGAGAGAAGTTTTGGTTTAGAAAGTTAGATATAGTAGGTTTTGAATTTCATAGTAATAAAATACCACGCCCAGAAATGCCCTCCATGCATTTCGGAGCTGAGTTTAATCCACAGGCTTTTCCTAATCCTGTGGATGATGATTACAACACCAACTCTGGTGTTGCGCGTCGAGACCCCGTCATTATGCCAATAATGGAAACGCCAGTTTCGTACTCTAAACTGGTGTCTCGCGAAATAGTTGTGGATAACCTTCCAGTTACCACTACTGATGCTGAGGGGACTTTTATTAAACTGTATAATGTTCCACAAGATTTCCTCGCGAATTGTCAACAAAAACAAGCTTTTAATAATAACTATTTGGGAAGAGGAAATGTTAAAGTTAAAGTTACCGTGAGTTCATCACAGTTTCATCAAGGTATGCTTTGTGTATTCTTCGCCCCTATGATTAGTAAGATGACCTTTGAGACATTATGGAGCGGAGACAAAACTCAAATTAGCAATCTTCAGTGTGGGTATATTGATTTGAATAGACCGCAGCCCCTTGAGATGATTATTAACTATTCACACCTTGAAAATTACTTACGGTTACAAAGCGCAAGTGAAATATCTGTGGAAGGTTCGTTGGGAGTTTTTGGAGTGCATGTCTTTGATGCCTTGCAAGTTGCGACTGGTGGTAGTACTTCTGTCAATGCAGCCATCACTGTCTCTTTTGATGGTTGGGAGTTTTATCTGCCAGTTGCTGTTGATACTTGCTCTTCTTTATCTTTACCTCGGAAGTTTACTTCACGTCGCACACCCAAGTTTGAGCAACATGGAAATCATGTGTCCAACATTAGCAATTCATATACAGTATTCAAAAACATAAGTGATTCTATGATGGCTACTGAGCTACATGGAGATGAGTTCGATAATAAGCAAAGTGCTGATTTGCAGGTTGATGCATCCCTTGAAGCTGATGCGAGCAACATGGATAAACCATGCTTGCCTATAAACCCGCAGGTCGTCACTTTAAAGAATTCCCAGTACTTTAATAATGAGACAAATATAGAATCCCTGAATAAGTTAACTCTCGTTGCTTCTGAACAATGTCCTGCGAAACGAGGACATTTTGGTAGGATAAATGATGAATGCTCTATTAGATACATTGCATCAAAG